CAAATTTCTCGCCTCTGCTTTTCTCGATCCAATACAAGTTATCGCCACCAAGACCGTCACCAAAACCTAAGTCTACAAAAGTAAAGCGTTGGCTTTCTACTGGGTATCCTGTAGCAGGATTAATTTCTGTGTGAAAATCACGGTTATCGTATGCTGGGAAGTGAATTGGAATCAATTTACCCCACATCATATTATATACTTTGTAGTAGTTACCATATCCTAATGAACCACCTTGACTACGATCCATTTTGTTACCATTGTCATCAATGTAGTAAGTTGCTTGATCGCTGAAACTGCCATTAACAATGTCTTTAACTGCTTCGTCAAATAACTCAAGACCGATTTGACCAGTGAGCATATAAATGTTACGATCTTTGAATTCGATACGATCAAAGAAAATGTCACGCAAAAAGTCTTTTACCAAGTTAATGCTGAATTTATTGTAATATTGAATATTACCTTCTTCCAACAATTCTTGTAGACCAGGACCTTGTTTAACAGGAAGACCAGTTTCCTCATCAATCAACGAACGAGTTGAACGAGAGTACATAGCCATCATTTCTTTTTCTTGTTTCCATTCGCGTTCAGCAATGGCTTCTTGAACAGTAAACCACATATCGCTAGAAGCTTGTTGGTATTTACCACCTTCAACTTCAAGATAAGGTTTAACTACTAATTTAGCAGCAGCTGCATCACCAGTAATACGGTAAGATTTAGCCATCTTAGTTAACCAAGAGCGCATAACGAAGTGAGGCATATCACCCGAAGATGTAGAACCAGCACCGATACGAGCTTCAGAATACGATGTACCAATTTTTTTCCATTGTTCGCCTGGGCGTGTAAATTGTTTTGGTAAGAAGAAGTTATGATCATCAGTAATCAAGCTTACAGTATAAACTGTGCCATCACCATCTGCATAAGGCTCTTCTTGAACACGTACTTGGAACTGTTTAGGACCACGTGGGATAAGAATATCACCAACACGGAAATAGTCACAATCTAATTTAATTTTAAATTTAGACTGACCTTTACCTAAAAATAAATTATCTACTTCATAATCTTCTAATACGATAGCTGGACGATATCCGATACCATATAATTTCCATTCCCATTCTGAAGTATCAATCATTTTTACTTTACCTTTACCTTTAGTCATATCCGTAAGTGGAGTAAGATTACGAGATAAAGATTTTGTTGTGCATACAAATTGCATAGCATCTTCACCTAATTTTGTAGGTTTGATGTATGCGTTATATGCTAAATGGTTTTCCATTGTGTAATTTGCCCAAGAAGTTTTTGGGTCGTTTTGCTTATAAAGCTCAAACTTCGATTTTCTAAATTGCATAATTTGTTTAGTTTACTAATTTTACTATTCTTTTAGGTTGTATTGTCTTTTCCAAACTTTGTTTTAACGTACTAGTTGCAGCTTGACGCTGTTGCTTTTGTACATCCTTAATTGTATAATTACTAAATTCTAGATATGCTAGTAACAACTCATGCTCTCGTCTAGCCGCGTCCGATGCATTACGTTCTAACAATCGTTTTTGGTATGGAGTGACTTTATATACAGTGTCCTCGTATTTAAATGTGTCTGTAGCATCAAAGTAAAATTTCTCGAATGCTTTGTTATTATCAATAGGAACTCCGTTTAACTGCTTTGCAGTGCTAATTAATCTGCGACGTTCTTGCAGATCAATCTGTTCTTGCTGCTTACGTTGTTCAGCTTCACGTTCCTGTTGTTCAGTAATAGCTTTAATTTGCTGAGATTTATTCTCTTTAAACCACTCTCTAGCAGCTTCAGCTTCTTCTTCTAGTTCTTCTAAAGCTTCAACTCTATCTACAAGCTTTTCAATTTTATCATCATTAAACTTAGTTGTAGACTTCAAATACAGAGTGTAAACATCACGATCATTATCTTCATCAAATGATGGCCCATTTAAAGTTTCAATAAACTTCTCTGGTTTACCGCCAGCAGATACATACTGCAGAAATCCGCTAACTACTGGATTATGAAGTTGGTATTGCTCTAATACTTTATCTTTAGCAGATTCAGCAATTATTGCTCTAAACTCATCTTCATCTCCACTCCAGTCATCTGGAAAATCAGCAATACCTTTTTCTGTAAAGTCTTTAGCCAGAATCTTAAATGTGTTATCATCACCTTCTTCAAACTCGGGGCTAAATTCTGTGATAGAACTATCTAATTTTCTAGCACTGCCGAGAACATCGTCGTCCTCTTCTTCTTCATCCACAGGAGCCTCTTCTACTACTTCAGCTCCTTTTAGTATATCATCAGTAGTTTCTATGATGTCTATACCATCACCCTCAATCAATGACCAAGAGCTATCTAATTTTTGTAATCCTTCCATGTGCTGTGTTGTGTTATTTGTGGTTTACTTTTTTATTTTTAGCTTTTATTTTCATTTTGATTTTCTTTTCTTTTCTTTTTTTCTTTATTTAGTGCTCACCTTTTGTTTAGCACGTGTGTTAGCTTCTTTTTCTTTAATATCTAATTCCTTTAACTTGATTTGACGATCACGTTCTTCTGATACATTATTCTCAACTAGCTCACGTTCTCGTAGGCTCATCTCTTGTTGTTTAATACTGGCATCATGTGTGAACTTGGATATCTCTAACATATCAGGAATTAGGTTTTGATTAACATCAGTTTCTTGTGCAAAGCCCATACCTTTAATCATAGCTTCTTTTAATCTGAAGTCACGATCTAATTGATTTTGTTCAGCCTGCCAATCTTGTTGCTCTTTGGCTAATTTAGCTTGAGCTTCAATTTGTGCTTGAACTTGCTGTTGCTGAGCCTGTTGTTGTGCTTGTTGTTGCTGTATCATCTCTTGATGTTGAAGCTCGCTTAGACGTTTAATAGTTGCAGGATTTTTAGCTGTAAGTACTTCCATTACGTATCTAAAGTCTCCATTACTATTTTGTATAAGTGGCTGTACCAAAGATTTAAGCTGCTGGATAGACTGGAAGTCTTCAGCTGAATTAGTTAAGAATACCCCAAACTCAGACATCGCTAAGTTATTAGGGTCCATATTGAAAGACACTTTTTCTAATTCATCAACAATATACGTCAATACAAACGGTTCTTTATCTTTATATGCTATCTTCGCCTGTTCCACAATAGCAGTGCACACAACTTCTTTTAGTTTATTGTGCATCAAGAAGAAGTATTCTGTTATATTAGAAGACTGTACCAATTTCTGCTGATTGTTACCAACTGTCTCATACGGGGTAGCTGTACCTAGTCTATTTTCATTTGAGCCTACAGCCTTCAAACAACGCTGTTCTATGAAATTCAGTAGTTCAATATACTTAGCAATATCCGCAGAGTTAGACATATCGATAGATTTCCAATACTGTGGATCACTGCCCATCATATTTTCAGCGTTAGGATTTATCAAACCTATTTTGTTAGTTAACAAGTAGTACAACCATTTCTCTGGTCCAATATCACTTGGTATCTGAGATGCCAAACCTATCATTACTTTACCATAATCTTTAGCAATAGCTTCTTTAAGCCTGTACCAAATAATATCATAATAAATCTGCCATTCTAAACCACGTCCAAGTAATGAAGTAGGTGCACTGTTATTACTATCATAAGTTAAACCATAGAAACAGCCTTTTACATTGTACGGATCTTCAATATTACGATACTGATTTTTCAATGGTTGCATCTTAATATAAAGCTCTGTTCCTATCTTAGTAGTTTCCCACCACTCTGGTACCCAAGCTACTTGCTGTGCTAAATCAAATTCTGGATTAAAGATATAAGATTCATCTACAACAACTTCTACTGGCTCACCTTCTGGATCTTCTGGATTAGTAGTAGTTAAGAATATAACTTTCTTCATTGATTTCCACACAATATGCGCAACCCTGAACTTTAAATTCTTAATTGGAATATCCTCGTATGAAATATTTGAAGCAACTAATTCCATTGTATTAACATCCGCAATCATCTTGATACCTAAAGCATCAATCGCTGTAAGCCCTTGTGAAGTTAAACTTTTACCAGACAGTATTTCATCAAGTTTTAATCTATCTTCTTCAGTCATTTCATGTCCAAATTCATCGTACACTTCATAAAGATTTAATACACGTTCATGTACACATGCCTCTGAGTCTTGTATCCATTCTGAATCCTTAGACTTAATGTAGAAGAAATTCATAGGATTAACACGCTGTACTATAGGCTTATTGCGTATACTAGTAATATAATAAATCTCATGTGCAGATATAATAGCATCTTCCCAACCTTTGTTAAACTTAATTGCCATATCCTGTTCTTTGATAAGATATGTTAATAAGTGCTGTGCTAAAGTTTCTTCAGGCAGCTTATTAGCTTCGGTTAGTAATTCTTTAAGCTTGGGCGGAGTCTGTTCTTCAAGAGCTTGTTGATACTGTTGATGTAGCTTTTCATCTTTCTCATGTCCTGGCATCTGTTGTTCCAACTGTTGTTGTACGCCTGCCATAATCTCATCGTAAACAAACTTCTTGTATGCTTCAGTAATCTTTGTACGTTTCTCAGACAAGCTGTCTGTGTTAATTGCAACTGCCGTCATTGCTAACGGGCGCTTGATTTCTTCTCCAATAAGTTCACGTAAGGGTAATGATAAAATATCAATATGCTCTATTTGAGAAAAATCACTGCCTTGTAAGTTAAATGGATTAGCCACGTTCTTATACTGAGCAGTATCAAATTTACCATGAAACAAGTCATAGTATTCTTTTATTTTTCTCTTATTTTCAAAAGACATCATCGAATGTCCATCGTAGTAATCTGCTTTAGCCTTAGCCCAAGCATAATTATTAGCAATTTTCTTCTTGTATGATATCCTGTCTCTCAGTTCATACGGAGCTTTATTATTACCATTATGCAAACCAGTTAGAAATTTAGCCGATTCTGTAAATTCTCCCACTGTTGTATATTTTAGTTTTATGTTTAGGGTTACAAAAACCTATTCTGGTTATGATACCTATAATACGAGTTATCAAATATTGTGTATATGGTTTTCTTTTCTTCAACTTCTGTAAATTCTTCTTTAGGTTTCAATTCTTTATTCTCTTCATACCACAACATTAGCAATAATAAAGCTGAAACTCTATCCGTATTTATAACCCTGTTATAGCTTAACAATTCTTGTAAGAGTGGTTTGTCATAAATATAGTTAATGTTACGGTATGTTTTTACTATGTTGCCCAGTTCGTCATACTCATTATCCCGTTCCTTTAATAGCCATCTAATTAGGTATTGCTCAGCCTGGATAATCAAGTCTTCAGTCATCTTGATACCCACGTTATACCTTTGTTTTATATTAGGATTAATCTTCCCAATAGTAGTCATTGGTGTAGGTGCAAGTAAGCCTAAGCGTTTAGTTTCAATACAATATTTATAACATCCATTTAAGTTCATCTCAACCATCAACTTAGCATTGTAGTACAACGACATCTTGATAGCCATTTCATGAAGCATGTCTACATTAGGCAATCTACCTACGTAATGAGCTACAAGCATATCATGCACACCATCAAATTTCTGCACAGCTTTGTGTACATAAATTGCAGCTAAGGATACACCTTTACTCATCTTCTCAATATTATCATCTCGTACAGGGTCGTATGTAACTTTGTATAAGTGTACTGGTATAACTTCTGGTGGATGTTCATAAATAGTTAAACAACCTTGTATGCTAGCTCCGTCACGAATTGGAAATTCCTCAATTTGCTTAAGCTGGTGCTTAGTATCTGGTACAAATTTAACTCCATAAGTTTCCTGTGGATCATATACAATTTCACCTGTACTAGTAAATTTTTCTATTTTATTCTTATTAGCTTCAAGATATCTAAGTTGAGCTTGAATCTCTTCTTG